GACCCGCCGTGGCTTTACGGCAACCAGGGAACGCGAGCCGCAACCAGCAATCACTACAGCGGCATGACGCCTACCGAAGTGGCGGAGATGCCCATTGCCGAGTTGGCGGCGAACCAAGCGCATCTGCATCTGTGGACTACCAACGGATTTTTATTTGACGCTCGCACAGTCCTTGAGGCTTGGGGGTTTGAGTACAAAAGCTGCTTTATCTGGGCGAAGCCCGAGATGGGGATTGGCAACTACTGGCGAGTTTCTCATGAGTTTATGTTGCTCGGCGTGCGGGGGGGGTTAACTTTCGCTGACCGAGGACTTAAAAGCTGGCAGGAAATATCTCGCAGCCAACATAGTGCCAAGCCGGAAGAGGTAAGAGCGGCAATCGAACGTGCCGGCCAAGGCCCGCGTCTTGAGCTTTTCGCACGGCGCGTTGCTCCTGGATGGACGGTTTGGGGGAATGATATCGAGCGGAGTTTGTTCACTCAGCTCGCCGAAGAGGTGGCGGCGTGAACGCCTTCAGCAAAGCGCGAACAGTTGAAGCCCGCGGGTTCGCCATCCTTCTTCCCTTCCTCAAGGAGCGCGCGCACGACGGGCAGCTCGTGATGACGAGCAAGGGCGCGCTGGCACGGCATCTTCAGGAGGCGGTCGGGGATGTTGGCTTCAATTCAGACGCTGAAAGGTTCTGGGGCATCGAGGTAAAGATTGAGGAAAAGCATACTGGGAACCTGTTCCTTGAAACCTGGAGCAACCGAAATCTTGAGAAGCGCGGCGACCATGCGACTTTTGGCTCAAACGTCGGCTGGCTCGCCAAGCTCCGTGCGGATTTGCTGTTCTATTACTTTTTAAATACCGACACGCTTTACATCATGGACCTATTTAAGTTGAAGCGGTGGGCCTTTGGGCACAATGGAACCGGTGGGCACATTTACGAGTTTCGAGAAGTTCCGCAGAACAAGTACGCTCAAGCCAACGACACTCACGGGCGCCTCGTGCCAGTCGAAATTCTTCAGCGCGAGGTTGGTGCTCGCAAGGTGTATCCCCGTCAAATTGATTTGTTCACGGAGGCCGCGAATTGACCCGCCACACTGAGGCCATCTACGCGCCGCTGCACGCCTTTGTGCTCTACATGGCGCAGGGCTGGCGGTTTACCGAGTCGTGCCTGTACGGCGGCCTGCTCGTTGCCGCGCCCATGCCGGGCAGCCACGGGGATCATAGCGTGTTCATGCTGCGGGATGTCTGATCCCTGGCAGGACAAACGCCAGATAGGCGATGCCACGCTGTATCTGGGCGATTGCCTTGAGGTGCTGTCGACGCTTGGCAAGGTGGACGCTGTGGTGACGGACCCACCGTATGGGATTGGGGAGGCCGCCGGTAAAGCAAAGACGCGGACAAGCGGGCTAACGAGTAAAATACGAAACGCCCAGCGGTATCGTAGAGACTACGGCGATTCGAAATGGGACGAAAAAACAGCGGATGCGGCAGTTCATCTCGCGATTTCTATCGCACAATATAGCATTGTTTTCGGCGGGAACTATTACGACTTAGCTCCGTCGAATTGTTGGCTGATCTGGGATAAATTGAATGGAAAAACAGATTTTGCCGATTGCGAAATTGCATGGACGAACCTGCCAAAAGCGATACGCATACTGCGATTTCTTTGGAATGGTTGTATGCGAAAAGAGCGCAATATTCCGCGCGAGCACCCCACACAAAAACCAGTTGGCGTCATCGAGTGGTGCATCAACCATCTTCCCGATGACGCCCGCATCATCCTCGATCCCTTCATGGGCTCTGGCACCACTGGCGTAGCCTGCGCCAAGTTGGGCCGGAAATTCATTGGGATCGAGATCGAACGGAAGTATTTCGAGATCGCCTGCCAGCGTATTCGGGAGGCGTATGATCAGCCTGACTTGTTCATCGAGCCGCCGGCCAAGGCCGTGCAGGAGAAGATGCTGTGACCAGCACGCCCACGCCAGCCCCGCGCGAAGCCAGCCCCGCGCCTGTCCTGCGAGTGCTCAGCCTTGGCGCGGGTGTGCAGTCAACCGCGATGGCGTTGATGGCCGCGCATGACGAACTTACCCCGAAGCCGGATTGTGCAATTTTTGCGGATACGGGGTGGGAGCCGGCGGCGGTTTACCGGCACTTGAAATGGCTACAATCTCCGAACGTGTTGCCCTTCCCCGTCCATGTTGTCTCAGCGGGGAATCTTCGGAGGAAAGCCCTCAGTGCTGGTTATTCAGACGTGCCTTGGTACACTGAGACTGGCATGGGGCGACGGCAATGCACGAAGGTTTTCAAGCTCTACCCAATCCGCGATAAAATCAAAGAGCTTTATTACCAGAAAACGGAGAAGCATGGCCGCATCCCTAAAGACGCGATAGAGGTTTGGATCGGGATTTCTCGTGATGAGCCTGCTCGGATGAAGCCGGCGATGGTTCAATACATGACCAACCGCTGGCCTCTTATCGAGCACGAAATGAGGCGCTGGGATTGTCTGCAATGGCTTAAAAAGCGCGACTATCCAGAGCCGCCCCGATCAGCGTGTAACGGGTGCCCCTTTCGGTCGACTGAAGATTGGCAGGCATTATCTTCAGATGATTTTGCCGACGCAGTGGAGGTTGACCGCGCCATCCGCAACCTTCGTCCAGTGCTGCAATACAGGCACCGTTCACTCAAGCCGCTTGAGGAGGTGGATTTCTCTACCCCTGAAGAGCGCGGCCAGGGCAATCTTTGGGGCAATGAGTGCGAAGGGATATGCGGGGTATGACTTCCACGCCCACGCCAGCCCCCCGCGATCCCACGACGATCCGGGATTGCCTGCGGTGCCAGCGGCCATTCCGCAGCACCTGGAAGGGCAATCGGATGTGCCCGCAGTGCAAGGGGACGGGGAACTATCGCCCGCCGGGTCGGGTCAGCAAGTCGCCGAAAGTGACGGCGCACCGGCCATAGAAGTGAGCTGTTGAACGATGGCAGCATGTTGTGTATATTGATTGTGCCGGGACAGCGGTTAGCTACCGTTTTCTCGCCCAATCGGGAATTACCGGCGGATTTTTTATAGCCGCGCTCAAGCGGCCAAGCCATTGGGGGCTGAATTTCGTGGACTGGTATCCTTGGTATTACGAAGAGTATGAAGCTGACGCGCTTCATCTCACCGCCGTCCAAGACGGCATCTACCGGCGCTTGATCGACTACTACATGCGATCGCGCACACCCCTTCCAGATAACGACCTCGCCCTTGCTGGCGCCGCCCGTGTTGGCCTGTCCGAATGGACCGCCAATGCCGAGATCATTCGTGCTTTCTTCCGGCCAATTAACGGCGTGTTGCACCTCAAGCGGTGCGATCAGGAGCTCGACAAGCAGGACAACCGGGCAAAACTTCACTCGGATCGAGCCCGGAAGGCCGCAAAGGCAAGGTGGAGAAATAACAAAGACCTACATGCTACAAGCATGCCCAAAGCAATGCTTGATGATGCTACAGAGACAAAGACACAGATAGAGACAAAGAAAGAAGGGGTAGACGCGCGCGGGGCGCTGGCCCCCCCTCTCGACGACGACATTCTCGATATCCCCCCGGCTTTCAGAAGAACGCTGCCAGCGAAGGTGAACGGCTTCGACCTCGCCACCTTGCAAAGAGCCGTTGACGCCTACAACGTCGTTGCCGAGAAGTGTAGCCTGCCGAGAGTGCAGAGGATGACGCCTGCCCGGTCGGAGGCGTTGGACAGGCGGTTGACTGAATGCGGCGGCATGGATGGTTGGGCCGCGGCGCTTGAAAAGCTGGCCGGGTCGACATTCCTGCACGGCCACAACGACCGGGGCTGGCGAGCAGACTTCGACTTCATGCTGCAATCCAAAAGTTTCACCCGTTTGATGGAAGGTGCCTATGACCGACAATATACCCAGCACCGGAACGGTTTCATTCAAGCCGCCGCTGAACTCGCTGAGGGTGAGGATAGCGGCCCTTGAGAGGCGGCTTGTCCCGGCGGAAGGATCGACGGTCAGTAAATGGCTGGCTTCGCTCGGGGTGCTCGTTGCGGGCAACATGCCGGTGGCGGATGCGAAGGTGAAGATCGCGATCTACGCGCCGGGGTTGGTCGAGGTGCCGGCGCGGGCCTTCACGCGGGCCACGCTCTACGAGGCTGGCCGGCGGTTCAAGTGGTGGCCCAGCTTTGCGGAACTCAGCGAGTTCCTTGCGGAGCAGTCGCGTGACGATCGAGAGGACTTGGCGCGCCTGCAGGAGCAGCGAGAGCAGGACGAGCGGGACGAGCAGCGCCAAGAGCCCACGCCAGAGGAGCGCAGCGAGATAGGCGAGATGGTCGCGGATACGCTGCGCCGCTTGGGCGGTACGAGGAGGAGGCCGCCGCCGCGGCGGCCGACGCCCATCCACGTCCCCGGCGGGCCGGGGGAGAGGGCGGCGCAGGCCGCATGTTGGCGGTGAAATGCCAAGCCTCTCAAAGCTTTCCTCGCAATACGTCCCACATATCCCCGGCGGGCCTGTGGTGGGCGGGTGTGGCTCCTCCTCCTGTGCGTCGTTTCGTCCGTGACGAAATTCGTGCGCGTAATTTGACCCACTACGACCTGGCGCGGCGCGTCGGTGTATCCCGTCCTCAATTGACCAATGGGCTGCGCGGGCGCTTCGGCTTCGGCTCCGAGGTGGTGGCGAAATTAAAGACTTTCATCAACAATGGAGGCTGAGGCTGTCTGACGATGTTGAACGCGATGGGTGACGACGACAAGCCCGGCCCGACGCCGGAGATGCGCCGGCGCCACGAGCTCGGGCGGGTGGTGACCCACGACGACGACGACGAGCGGGGCCTGGCGCACAAGGTGCTGGACCAGACCACGCTCGACTGGTGCTTCCGCCGGGGCTACATCGGCAAGCGCCAGTACCGGGCGGGGTGCCAGTTTCGTGCTGTTTGGCACGAGGCCCGCTACGACCCGCCGCCGCCGCCGTCGCTAGACCGCATTCCAGGCGTTTCGGGCACGGGGGGGCTGCCCGATGCCGTGCTCGACGCCCGCGACGAGGTGACCAAGGCGTTGCTGGTGCTGGGCAAGACGCAGGGCGGCCTAGCGCTCTCCATCATCGTGGAGGCCAAGCGATTGGGCCAGGTCGAGAGGGCGCTCGGCTGGCGGGGCGGCGTTGCGCGGGTGGCCCTCCAGATGGTGCTCGACCGCCTCGCCGAACACTACAACTTGACAAGTTGCGAGTCGTAACGCATACTTGTGGCAACTGGAGAAGTTGCGTCCAGCCCGCCGTTGGGAAACTGGGGCGGGATTTTTCATGCTCGGAAGGATAACCCCATCCTCGACAACGCACGCGGCATCATCCGTCTGGAGATGGACGGCCTGGGTCGGTTGTTGTTGACCCTCAACGACGATTTCGAGCGGGCCGTGGCTCTGCTCGCTGACGCGCGGCGGATCGTCGGGACGGGCGTGGGCAAGTCGGGCCTGGTCGCGCGGCTCTTTGCCGCCACGCTCGCCTCGCTCGGCATTCCCGCGATCTGGCTGCACCCCACGGAGGCCGCGCACGGCGATATCGGCGCGCTGATGACGGGCGATGTCCTGGTCGCCTTCTCAAAGTCGGGCGCGACCGAGGAGCTGCGATCGCTCTGGCGCCACGAGCGCGACAGGTACATGCGAGTCGCCATCACCGCTGATCCCGATAGCTGGCTGGCCCGCGAATCCGATGTGGCCGTTGTAATCCCCGTTCATGACGAGATCGACGTCGCCGGCCTGGTCCCGACCACGTCCGTCACCCTTTCGCTCGTGCTAGGCCATGTCCTCGTGATGGGTGTCGCACAGCGTCATGGCTTGGACGCCAGTGAGCTCAAGCGCACCCACCCCGGCGGGTCGCTCGGCGCCGTCATGCGCGTGGCGTAGGGTCAGTCGAAGAGATCGCCGCGGAGCGCGAAGGCCCGGCGGCGGTGGAGGGAACAGGCTAGATGGCAAGGCCGCCCCGCAAAAAGGCTCCGCCAGCCAAGGCCGTCAAGGCCGGCGCTGGGAGGCCGCCGTTCGCGCCGACGCCCGACCAACGCCGGAGCGTGAAAGCGCTAATCGCATATGGCGTCACGAGAGTGGATATCGCTAAGGTGATCGGGATCGCCCCGAACACGCTCAACAGGCATTTCGAGATTGAGCTCGCCACCGGCGCCGTTGAGGCGAACGCCAAGGTCGCGCAGGCCCTCTACAATCAAGCGGTGGTGCAGGGCAACGTCACGGCGCAAATCTTCTGGCTCAAGACCAAAGCGAAGTGGATCGTCGCGGAGCATCACGAGGTCAATCTTGGCGGAAGCGTGGGCGTGCACACAGAGCCAGTATCCGAAACTGCTCGATGGATTACTCAAACTCTCGCCCAAGGATCAAACGGCGAAGCTAAGGAACCTCTGCCAAACTGATCTCTACTTCCTGCTGTGGTTCGGCATGGGCCGCAAGGACATCGTGGTCCCGTGGCTGTTCGACCGCTGCCGCGAGGTTCAGGCGTCACCAGACGGCCATATCGACTTGTGGGCGCGGGAACACTACAAGTCGACGATCATCACCTTCGCGCTGACGGTTCAGAACATCCTTCGCGACCCTGATCTCACCGTGGGGTTCTTCTCGCACACCCGACCAATCGCCAAAGCGTTCTTGCGGCAGATCAAGCGGGAGTTCGAATCCAACGAACGGCTGAAAGCGCTCTTCCCGGAGATCCTGTGGGAGAACCCATCGAAGGAGTCGCCGAAGTGGTCCGAGGATGACGGCATCATCGTCAAGCGGAAGGGCAACCCGAAGGAAAGCACGCTCGAAGCGTGGGGCTTGGTGGACGGCCAGCCCACGGGCCGGCATTTCGGGCTGATGGTCTACGACGACGTGGTGACCCGCGAATCGGTGAGCTCGCCGGAGATGATCAAGAAGGTGACGGAAGCGTGGGAGCTGTCCCGCAACCTGGGCACCGAGGGCGGGACGGCGCGCTACTGCGGGACGCGCTACCACTACAACGACACCTACAGCGAGATCATGCGCCGCGGGGCTGCGTCCCCTCGGATTTATCCTGCCACGGAGGACGGGACAGTTGAGGGAGAGCCGGTATTGCTGACCCGCGAACGGTTGGCCGAAAAGCGAAAGGAGCAGGGGCCGTACACCTTCGCTTGCCAGCAGCTCCTTGACCCGAAGGCCGACGAGACGCAGGGCTTCAAGCCGGAGTGGCTGAAGCACCACGAGGACAGCGGCGACGTGGACACGACGACCAACCGCTACATCCTCGTCGACCCGGCGAGCGAGAAAAAGCGAAGCTCCGATTATACGGCCATGTTCGTGGTCGGGCTAGGCGAGGATTCAAACTACTATGTTCAGGATTTCTACCGGGATCGGCTGAGCCTGACGCAGCGGGCGGATCTGCTGTTCCGGTTGCATCGGGTCTGGACGCCGAAGGCGGTCGGGTACGAGAAGAACGGCTTCAAGGCCGACATCGAGCACATGCAAGACCGGATGAACCGGGAGAATTATCGCTTCTCGATCGTCGAGTTGCCCGTGTCCATCCCGAAGCTGGATCGCATCCGGCGGCTGATACCGCTGTTCGAGCAGGGGCGGGTCTGGCTGCCAGAGGTCCATTACAAGACCAACTACGAGGGCCTCCTTGAAAACCTCACGGCGGTGTTCGTCGAGGAGGAATATAAGGCGTTCCCGGTGGGACACCATGACGACATGCTGGACGCGCTTTCACGCATTCTGGACGAGGAGATGCCGACCGTGTGGCCGCAGCCGATTGATCCTGAAATCGTGGACCGCTATCGGCGCCGGAAGCACCATGCCGCAGGCACATGGATGGGCGTGTGATGCCGCTCCCCTCTGACGAAGACCTTCTGCTGCAGGCCAAGATGCACTGGAAGGAGGACCGCGACCGGGCCATTGAGTGGCGCATCGAGGCGCGGGAAGATTACGCCTTCGTTGCGGGTGAGCAATGGGACCAGCAGGACAAGCAGAGGCTCAAGGACAGTCTACGGCCCATCGTCACGTTCAACAGGATCGGGCCGGTCATCGACGCAGTGTCCGGGACCGAGATCGGCAATCGCCAAGAGGTTCGCTACATCCCGCGCGAGCAGGGCGATGTGGGGGTCAACGAGGTTCTGACGGGCGCCGCGGACTGGGTCCGCGACGAATGCGATGCCGAGGACGAGGAGTCGGACGGCTTCACTGACACCGTGATCTGCGGCATGGGATGGACGGAAACCCGGCTGGACACCGAGAGCGAAGAAAACGACATTCTGATCGAGCGCATTGACCCGATGGAGATGACCTGGGATCACGCCGCCCGCAAGCGGAACCTGGGAGATGCGCGCCGGCTGTTCCGGGTCAAGGACTACACCAAGGACGAGCTGGAAGCCCAGTGGCCCGGCAAGGCCGAAGAGATCGGGCGCCCTGAGTTCGAGGAGGAAGGCGACGATGAGGCCGAGAGCAACCCTCACGTCACGGTCCCCGGCGATCAGTACAGAAGCGGCAGCGAGGCGTCGTGGGTCGTCGACAAAAAGAACACCTACCGGGTCGTCGAGTACCAGTGGTACGAGCGCGAGCCCTACCACCTAGCTCTCGATCCGTTCAGCGGCGAGATGAAGACCCTCGAGGACGGCGAGCACAAGACCCTGATCAAGCGGGTGATGGCGAGGTTGGGGCTGGAGGTCCGGTCGGTGAAGAAGCACCGCCGGGCGTATTACCGGGCGTTTTTCAGCGGCGGGGTGGTGCTGGAGGCGAAGGAATCGCCGTACCCCAAGGGCTTCACATATCGCTGCATCACGGGCAAGCGGGACAGGAATAAGGGGACGTTCTACGGCCTAGTCCGGGGCATGAAAGATCCGCAGCGGTGGGCCAACAAGTTCTTCTCGACCATCCTCCACCAGATTGCCACGTCGGGCAAGGGGATCATGGCGGAGAAGGCGGCCTTCGATAACGTGCGGAAGGCCGAGGAGGACTGGGCCAACCCGGATTCGATAACCTGGATGGCGCAAGACGCCCTCGCCAAGGGACGGGTCCAGCTCAAGCCCGGCGGGATGTTGCCGACAGGCTTGCCGCAGATGCTGGAGTTCGCAATCTCGTCGATTCGAGATGTTTCGGGCGTCAACCTTGAGCTCCTCGGGATGGCCGATCGGCAGCAGGCCGGCGTTCTGGAATACCAGCGCAAGCAGGCCGGCATGACGATCCTGGCGGGGCTGTTCAACAGCCTGCGCCGGTATCGCAAAGAGCAGGGCCGGATGCTCCTGCACTTCATCACCGAGTACATCTCGGACGGCCGGCTGATCAGGATCGTCGGCAAGGAAGGCGAGCAGTATGTGCCGCTGCTGAAGCAGGAAGGCACGCTGACCTATGACGTGATCGTCGACGACGCGCCGACCAGCCCGAACCAGAAGGAGCGAGTGTGGAGCGTCCTGGCGCAGATGATGCCGATGCTGTTGAGTGTGCAGCTCCCGACTGTCGTATGGACTGAGCTGCTGAAGTACTCGCCGCTGCCCGCGGGGCTGACCGCGGCCATCTCGGAGGAGCTTCGCAAGCCCAATCCGGCGGCTCAGAAGCAGGCGCAGCTCGACGAGGCCGAGCAGCAGGCCGACATTGGCGAGACGCAATCGAAGACGGAGCTCAACCGCGCCAAGACCGAAGGCGAATTGGCCGAGATCGGGCACGACGCGACGAGGATCGAGAATGAGGGCGTAACCGCAATCGCCAATTTCGTAGGCGGTCGGATGGACGCTCAAGACAGGGTTCAGCGATAGGCGGCGCCGGGCCGCGCCTGGCAATCCAACGAGGACATCATGGCAGACGAAAAGACCGACGCCCCGATCGAGGGCGAGGACGACGACGCCCTGACCGAGGCGGAAAAGCGGCACATGGAGACGGGCGGTGAGACGCCGCTTGAAGAAGAGCAGAAGGCGGAGCCTGAGCCGGAAGATCAGGAGGCGGCCGGGGACAAGGCCGATGAAAAGGACGAGACCAAAGACCCGTCCGAGCGCGTGGTCCCGCACGGGGCCTTGCACGAGGAGCGGGAGCGCCGCAAGGAGTTCCAGCGCCGGCTCGAAGACCAGGGCCGCGAGTTCAGCGAGTACAAGGGGAAGACCGAGGAACGGCTGGGGGAGATCGCCAAGCGATTGGCGCCGCCTGCCGAGGCCCCCCCCGATTTCGACGAAGACCCTGCCGCGCATCTCCAGCACGGGCAGGCCGAAACTGGTCGGCGTCTGGATCAGCTCGAACAATCGAACGAGGAGCGGGCGCAGCAGAGTCAGGCGGCACAGAACGACCAAGAGCTGGTCGAGGCTTACCGCAGTGCCGCCGTCCAGTTCGCCGGCGAAAACCCCGACTTTGCGGACGCCTATCAGCACTGGCAGGAGTCGATGAAATCGGAGCTTGCCGCGTGGGGGGTTACCGACCCGGCGCGGGTAAACCAGGAAGTCGGGAGATTCGAGCGGCAGCTCGCGGCGGCGTCCTTCCGCGATGGGGTGAACCCCGCCGAGCGGCTGTACGCGATCGCCAAGCACCGCGGCTACGAGAAGAAGGCTGCTGACCCAGCGACGCCGGGCAACGGCGAAGACAAGATTGCCGCCGAGGAAAAGGCGGAGGGAGCCGCGAAGTCGCTGAGCGCGGCGGGCGGCACGCAAGCGACGGGTCTGACGATGGAGTCGCTCCTGGCGATGGACGACGACGAGTTCGGCCAAGTGAGCGATAAAGACCTGAAGAAAGCAATGGGAGGCTGACAGCCTCCCGATCAACTGGCGTTTGGCCGGACGTTAAGCGGCCTGTCGTGTTCGTCCGCGTGAGTGGCGAGAGGCGCGCCCCCGGCGCAACGGGGAAGTCACCTTTCGGATCAACCACTTACGCGAGGCAACGGTTATGGCCACGACGCAATATCCGGTCAACCATCCGCTTGCCGTTAAGATCTGGGCCAAGCGCCTCCTCCGGGAGGCTCTCAAGGAAACCTTCGTCGAGCGCTTCATGGGCACGACGAAGGGGTCGCTCTGCTATGTGCAGAACGAGCTCGCGAAAGGACCGGGAGACCGGATTCGGTACGGGCTCAGGATGCAGCTCACCGGGACGGGTATTCTCGGCGATGCGACTCTTGAGGGCCAGGAGGAAGCGCTCACCACCTACTACGACGATCTCTTGATCGACCAGCTTCGCCATGCGGTGCGGTCGGACGGCAAGATGTCGGAGCAGCGGGTTCCGTTCAGCGTCCGCGAGGAGGCCCTGGACGGGCTGCGGGACTGGTGGGCGGACAAGATCGACACGGCTTTCTTCAACCAGATCGCCGGCAACACCGGCGAAGCCGACCTGCGAAACGTGGGTCACAACGCGACGACCGCACCGACGACTGGGCGGATCGTCTACGGTCCCTTGGACGCGACCACGGAGAACTCGCTGTCCGCGTCGGAATCGGGTAGCGCCGAGTTCGCGCTCACCATGATCGACAAGGCGGTGACGCTGGCCAAGGTGGCGACGCCGCTGATTCGACCGGTCAAGACTTCGCGGGGGCCGCGGTATGTCGCGTTCCTGCATCCGTACCAGGTGTACAACCTGAAGACGGACGCAACGGCTGCGAGGGTGACGTGGTACGACATCCACCGCGCCGAGCTTCAAGGAGGTGATGGCAAGGAAGCCAACATCTTCACGGGCGCTCTGGGCGAGTACAACGGCACCATCATCCACGAGTCGACCAGGGTCCCGCTGGCGACGAGCACGACCACGGTTCGCCGTGCCGTGCTGTGCGGGGCTCAGGCTGCGTGCTTCGGCNCCGGCCAGGACAACNCCAGCCGCAAGATGACGTGGGTGGAGGAGCAGTTCGACTACGGCAACCAGCTCGGCGTATCCGCCGGCATGATCTGGGGGCTGACGAAGACCGTCTTCAATGCGGTCGACTTCGCCACCATCGTCATGTCGAGTCACGCCGAAGCGCCCTAATCGGCAAGAAGGAGGTAGATTATGGCTACTGTTACTTGTTCCCTCCATCAGACCGAGGTTCGGGAGCTTCACGCGGGGCTGCAGGCTGTGAGCAGCAAGCACTCCGTCACCTCGACTTGCACAGCGTCGAGCGTGTTCCTTCTCGCGAAGGTTCCGCACGGCGCCTCCATCCTCGACTTCGCCTTCTACTGCGCGGATGGCGCGGCGAATCAAGAGTGGGACATCGGGATTCAGAAGCCGGAGGGCTCTACCTCGGGTTCTGTCACGGTGTCGACTTCCGCTCTGGCTCAGGACTGGTCGAACACGGGCGGCGGCATCTTGAGGCGCCAGGCAAACCTCAAGCTGCCCTACAAGGTGTCGATCTCCGACGAGGCAACGCCTCGGTGGGCGTGGATCATCGCGACCAACGCGGTCGCGCTGTCCGAATCCGCGATCATGACGTTCAGCGCCATCTACCAGATGGACGCGGATCAGGCTTAGCTGGACATGGGGGGGCTTCGGCCCCCCTTTTTTTGAAAATTTCAAGAGGGCACCATGAAGCTCGTCAGGGCCAAGGACATGCTCGAACGCGCGCAGGCCGCGCACGAGGCGGAGCGGTTTCAGGAGGCCGAGCGGCTCTACAACGAGATCCTTTCGAAGAACATGGCGAACCCGCAGATCATGGCGCTGCTGGGGACGCTCTACATGCAGATGGGGTGGACGGGACTTGCGGCGTGTCTGCTCCAACAGACGGTGCAACTCTGCCCCACATCGGCCCACGCCTGGAACAACCTCGGCATCTGTTTCAAACGCGAGCACATGAACGAGCTGGCGGATCTCGCCTTCGAGAAGGCTTTTCGTTTCGAGAAGCACCCGGATTTTCCATCCAATCAAGCGGCGATCTATATCAACAATGGCACGCCCGAGAGAGCCCTGGAGCTTTCCGAGAGGGCACTCGCGCTCGAGCCCGATCATGCCCAATCGCTCTGGCACAAGGGGCTGGCGCTGCTGGAGATGCAGCGGTGGCCCGAGGCATGGGACGCCCACGAGTACCGGCTGCACCCCGCATCGAATTGCGGCGTTGGCGAGCGCAACTACGCCCGCGGCGACGGCGAAATGACGCCGTGGTGGGACGGCGAATCGAAGGGCAAGGTGGTGATCCACGGCGAGCAGGGCCTGGGCGATGAGATCCTGTTCGCGTCGTGCCTGGCGGATGCCGTCGCCACGGGCGCCGAGATCGTCTTCGAGCCGACCGTAAGGCTGGCCGGGCTGATGGCGCGGTCATTCCCCGAGATCGAGGTCCACGGCACCGACCGGCACGACGGCTCCGAGTGGATGAAGGAAGGCCAGACGGTCGACTACAAGTGCGCGCTGGGCTCGCTGCCCAAGTTCTGGCGCCGCAGCGAGGGCGCCTTTCCCGGCAAGCCCTATCTGATCGTCGACGAGACGAAAAAGCGCCACTGGTTTTTCCGTCTCAAGAAGCTCGGGCGAAAGCCCAAGATCGGCGTTGCCTGGCAGGGGGGCGCGCAGAAGACCCGGATCGACCTGCGCTCGCTGCCGCTCGAGGCCCTAATCCCCATCTTCCGCGACGATGTGGACTGGATAAGTCTTCAATACACGGAGGCGGCCAAGAACGAGGTGCGGGCGCTGGAGAAGGAGCGCGGGGTCAAGGTCCATCACTACGGCAAGGACGGGCCGGAGTCGCCGGACATGGACGACCTGGCGGCCCTGGTCGCCAATCTCGATCTGGTGGTCTCTGTTTGCCAGACCTCGATCCACATGGCCGGCGGGTTGGGCGTGCCGTGCTGGTGCCTGACGCCCTCGGCCCCGGCCTGGCGGTACGGCGTCACTGGGAACATGCCCTGGTACAGAGCGGTCGACCTCATCCGGCAGCGGGGCGACGACTGGGGGCCGGTGCTGGACGAGGTGAAAAGCCGGCTCGACGAGTGGCTGGTCGAGAGGAAGGTCGCGTGATCGAGGTGGCGACGTTCTTCGTCGACCTCAATGTTGAATTCATGGGCAGTCCAGGGAGCCCCGCCACCTTCTATCGCAACGCCGCTGGGCTGATGTTCGCCTCCGTCAAGCGGGTCATGCCGTCCGCGCGCCTGGTGCATCTGACGGACATGGCGACGGCGAAGCTCGAGGCCGCCGACGAGGTGGTGCGGGTCAAGCAGGAGGCCCAGCTTCACGACCCCTCCTCGTGGCCCCGGCCGTGGGGACCGCGGGTCGAGTGGGGCAAGGTGGACGCGGCGCTCGCGACCCTGCACGCGGAGCACGGGATGCGGACGCCGGGGCCGCTGGTCTTCTGCGACACCGACATCGTTCTCAACCGCGACCTCGCGCCGCTGTTCGACGACGACTTCGATGTTGCCGTGACGGTGCGGGAGAAGGCCCTGCACAAACGCTTCAACATGGGCTTCGTGCTGTCGAAACCGACCGAGGGCGCGAGGTGCTTCTGGCGGGCGTTCAAGACCATCACGGCGGGGCTCCCTGCGGAGCTGCACGAATGGTGGGGCCAGCAGATAACGATGGCGGCGATGCTGGGGCTCGAAAGCAGGCCCAACGACATGGTGGAGACCTTTGGCGCGCGGGTGCGGCTGCTGCCGATGGCCGAAATTGTCCCGGCCCCGGACGAGGAGCCCACTGCGGAGCTGTCAACCTACGGCGTCCACTTCAAGGGGCAGGCCCGCAAGCCCTGGATGGAGGGCTACGCGCGGAGGCTGGGGCTGTGCTGATCTCGGACGAGTACCGCGAGATCAATCGGCGGATGCACCGGGAAAAGGTCGAGTACGGAACCAACGGTCAGAAGCGGGCAGACGAGATCAGCGACGTGATGCGGTCGCTATCGCCGAAAAGCATTCTCGACTATGGCTGCGGCAAGCAGACGCTCTCGGCGATGCTGGGGCGCCACCTTCGGCCCGGCGTCGAGTGGGTGGACTACGACCCCTGCATCGAGGGGCTGGACGAGGCGCCCCGGCCGGCGGACTTCGTGATCTGCACCGACGTTCTCGAGCACATCGAGCCCGACTGCCTTGACGCCGTTCTCGACGACATCGCCCGGCTGACGCTCAAGGCGGCGTATTTCTGGGTCGCGACCCGGTCGGCGCGGAAGCACCTTCCGGACGGCGGCAACGCCCACCTCATCATCGAGCCTTACACCTGGTGGCTGCCGAAGCTGTGGAAGCGGCAGCGCTTGGTCTGGTTTCGCAATCAGAAGGGGGCCTTCAGGGCGACCCTGGTGAAGGACATGAGCAACGGATGACGATCACCGAACGGATCGACGCGATCACTGGAATTCCCGACGAGTACCGCCGGCCCGATCCGCCCTGTCCGAGGAGCGTCAAGATCGAGCTGACGGGTCGCTGCAACTTCGCCTGCTCGTTCTGCGCCCGCTCGATGCGGCTTAGGCGCCAGGCCGACATGGACAAGGAACTGTTCTCCCGGCTGGTCCGTGAGATGCGCGAGGCCGGGGTGGAGGAGCTCGGGCTGTTCTATCTCGGCGAGTCCTTCATGGTGGACTGGCTGCCGTGGGCGGTGGAATTCGCCAAGGTGGAGTGCGGGTTTCCCTACGTTTTTCTCACCACCAACGGCTCCCTGGCAGCGCCCGGGCGGGTGCGGGCCTGCATGGAGGCGGGGCTCGATAGCCTCAAGTTCTCGCTGAACTACGCCGACGAGCAACAGTTCCAAGCGGTGACGAAGGTCAAGCCGACGATGTTCGACGTGGTTGAGCGCAACGTCCTCGGGGCGCGGGCGGTGCGCGACGAGGTGGAGAAGGAGACCGGACACCGCTGCGGCGTTTACGCCTCCTACATCGAATATGACGGCGACCAGGGCCGGCGAATCCACACCTACGCGACGCGCCTCCGCAAGCACGTCGACGAAATGTACGCCCTTCCCCTCTACAACCAGGCGGCCCTGGTGACGAAGCGCGAGAAGGAGCTGGGATGGAAGCCCACGGCGGGCAACCGCGGGCGCTCCGGCGCGCTCAGGGAGCCGCTGCCGTGCTGGGCGCTGTTCACCGAGGGGCATATCACCTGGGACGGACTTCTGAGCGGCTGCTGCTTCGATCACACCAAGGAATTCACAATGGCCGATCTGAACGAGGTCGATTTCATGGAGGGCTGGCACTCGGGCCGGTTCCTGTCGCTGCGCCGCGCCAACCTGGACAAGGACGTGCGCGGGACGCCCTGCGAGACCTGCGTGGCCTATAACTGAGGAGCGACGATGATCAAAGAGACGTTGACTGTTTATATCGGGTGGGACCCAAGGGACCACGCGGCGTATGCCGTTGCCGTCGAGTCGCTCAAGGCGCACGCCAGCGTTGCCGTCGACATCCGGCCGCTGGTGGACCGCGAGCTGCGGCGTTCGGGGGTGTACTGGCGCTCCTACTCGGTCGATCATCGCGGCCAGATGTGGGATGCGGCGGACGGCAAGCCGGACATGCCGGGCCATGAGGACGCGGCCTACGCCGACGAATGGTGGAAGCACTACTTCGCGGGGCAGCACCAGGTTAGCTATCCCCTGACCCATCGGCCTTCGCTGGCGGCCGTGGGATGAGACGGCGCCAGATATTCGCCGAACGGGCGGCTGAGGAGGCCGCTTTTTTTGCGTCCGCCTCACGGCCCCCGCTGGCCCCGGCGGACTCTCCCCCGCCCCGTGCGGGCCGCGGGGAGTGCCCCAAGTGCGGCCGGCATATCGGGCGGGGGGTCGCGCTTCACGTCAAGCGGTGTAGAGGCGACCGATGACCACTTACGGGACGATGCAAACGCGCATTGCCGACGAAATCGCGCGCACCGATCTTGGCGGCCAGATCAAGAACTCAATCCTCTCGGCGATCAAGCACTACGAGCGCGAGACGTGGTACTGGGTCGAGACCACCACGACGTTCTCGACGGCGGCCGGTCAGGAGACGTATTCGGCGTCGGAACTGGCTTCGATGGGCGACCTGTACGCGATCGACGCGATCAAGGTTCAGGTCAACAGCTCGACCTACGCGCTGACGCCGCGGGACTACGCCTATATCGACACGGTGCTGACCGACGACGCCTTTACCGGTGCGCCGACCGACTACACGCGATACGGCGGCAAGATGCGGCTGTATCCCGTCCCGGACGCGGTCTACACGATCACGTTGGCCTTCCCGGAGAAGCCGGCGACGCTGAGCGACAGCGATTCGGCTACCAACAACTGGATGACTGAGGGCGAGGAGCTGATTCGCAGCAAGGCCAAGGCCGATCTGTTCGCGAACGTCATCCGGGATTTCGACGAGGCGACGGCCATGCTGGCGTGGACGAAGCAGGTCTACGACCAGATCAAGGACGAGACGGTGACGCGCGCTGCCTCCGGTCACGTCAGACCGTATTCGTTCTGAGATGCCCGGCTTGCTGGACCGCCCCACGGCATCGCGGGCGGCAAGAACCGCATCGCAAAGGTCCGTCAATATCGTTGCAGGGTATCCGTGAGCCACGCCGCCGGGCGACATGAACTTGATGGGGTTCTCGATGACCACCTCTAAGTCATTGGGAATAAACGGCTTCGGGATTTTGATGCCACAAAAGAGGTCAGTCGCTGACCACGGGTATGAGACATGCCCATCCCAGCCGCCATCCCGCGTCCCTCTGAAAAAGCCGGGCCACCACACGGTAAATGAAGACTATAAAAAAGGCCCGGGGTTCGAAGGCGACCGGACCCCGGTGTTACTCGGGATTGGGCAGGCGCTTGCCGTTGAGCAGGGCCGTGACGATGACCATGACGGGGCCGGGCATCTCGCCCCCGGCCTCCCAGCGCCTGATCTGGCGGCCCTGGCCGTGTCCGTCCTTGGCGCGGCCGAGGCGGAGATAGCGCGCCATCCCCTCGGCGGAGAGNCCGAGGAGACGGCGGGCGGTGCGGAGGTCGTCGGCGGGCATCGACTGGCCCTTCAATTAGAACTCAAAGGCGGTACTACCACAACAAGGCCCGCTTCAAGCGCCT